GGTTGTAAGCAAAGCTCACCAGTGCGCACCGCTGCGGGGTGCTCATCTCCCGCCAGTGCGGGACCGTGGCGGCCAGCTTGGTGGAAATCTGCTCCGCTTCACGCCGCAGCAGGCTCTCAGCGTCCACCGCGGTCAGCTTGTCGCCCCGCTCTACCTTGCGCCCGTCTGGGTAGCGCGTGGTGCCGTAGCCGATGGTGGCCACTGACCAGCCGTGAAGCGGGTCCGGATAAGCCTCCAGGTGGCAGCCCTCAAAGGACTTGATCAACTGGACGGCTGGCCCCAGGTCCACCTGCTTGCCGCCTTGCGACCAGATGCCGAACCATGCCCGGTCACGCCGCATAGCGGTGTCGTACCCATTGGCCTTCAGGTCTGCTTCCAGCTCCGGAATCGCGGCAAGCTGATGAGGCAGCGCACGCCAGAACCTGAACAGCTGGTCCAGGGTTACGGGAGCTTCGTTGCTCATGCTCAACGCTTAGCGAGCGGGGTGATGATGCCGGCCAGGATCTCCAGCGCCCGGTATGAGCGGACGCCCAGCTTGCGTGCCGTGCTCAGCGCCTCGTTGTCCTTGGGCGTTGGGGTGAGATTGACGATCACCACAGCAATGCCGTGGATGGCAACGATCAGCGCAACGTAGTCAGCAAAGCGGTCCATGGTGGAGCCCTGTCTGCCCCAGGCTACCGAGTTGGCGTCAAGACGGGTGCGGTGGGCTGAGTGAGCTGCAACCGGGTCCGCTCCGCCAGGAAGGAAATGATGGATGGAAGGATCAAGCTGGCCAGCACCGCAATCAGCACCACCTGCGCCATGCGGTTCTCCAGCAGGCCCAGCCTTCGGAACATATCTGCCTTGTCCTGGTCGTCCTTAGTGCGATGGAGGATCAGGCTGTCCATCTTGCCCTGGAGTACGCCGAGCTCCCGGTAGATCTCAGCGTGGGATACCTCGCGCTCCATGGGGTCCCTGCTCAACCCTCAGATCCTATCGACGGATGGGGGAGAGGATCAGGCAGGCCGCGCATGATGGCAACGGCCCGCCTGTAGTACCAGTTGTCGGTCTTGCCTGCCCGCTCCAGCGCATCCTTGATCTTGCGCCAGTTCTCGCGGGTTTCGGCGTCCATTACCGGCCCTGCCCGCGGTATCGCTTCCGGCGACCGTTTCGGGATGTTGCGCTCAGCAGGCTCCGGACGGAGCTGCCTTGCCGTGTCTTCTTGGGAGCACCGGGAACATGCCCGGTGCGTCCCAGGGAGCCGGTTTTAGCCTTCGTCGCCATCGCCCTCTGCGGCAGGCTCAACCACCACGTCAGTGCTGACGGTGCAGTTCTCCAAGAAGCCGATCAAGCCGGAGCCGGCGGACTGGACCAGCAGGTTGTTGCCGGTGGCGCGGGCGACGGCGTAAGCCTCGATCAGTTCAGTCAGCTGCTGCTTGGGGTCAGGCATTGGTGTCCTCATTGGCGGTTGGAGTATAGGTCCAGCCGATTGCAGTGGCGTCATCCGGACGCCCGGTGAGTTCCACGTACAGCTCGGCGTCGGCTTCGGTGAAGGTATCTGTGGTGTCGTCGTCGTAAGTGAGGACGATCTCCTTGGGTTCGGTGATGTAGGTGTAGCTGATGATCTGCTTGGTCATGATCAAATCCGGTACGAGAAGGACAGGCCGCAGGAGCGGCTGGTGCCGGTGGTCGTGGAGCGACCGATGAAGGCCACGACCGTCGTACTGCCAACCGAAACAACCCTGCCGTTAATGGTATTGCCGTCGTCCCCGGCAACACCGTGAGCCTGCGTTGTATTGGCGAAAGTAGCCGGAGCAATCGGCAAGGTGATACGCAGTTCAAAGTTTGCGGTGCTGCTGCTTGGCGTGAGCGAAACCGTGCCACAGATGGACACGATGTTGCCGACCCTTTGGTATTGGAAATTGCCACTTCCAACGTTGCTGGCGGAGATGTTGGCGGTGTTGGTGAGTGTCGGCGTGTAAGTGCCGCTTGTTACGTTAGTGAGAGTGCTGGTGTCGTGGTTGTGGCTGTTATCGCTTACTTGAGCACTTATCGTGAATCCGGTTGAAAGGTCAGCGTTGACGCTTCCCGACAAGTCTCCAGTCAGTTGGAATGTGCGGGAGCTGGAGAGTTTGGTTGCTGTGGCCGAGTTGCCAATGCAACTTCCTGAGTCACCGGAAATGTTGCCCAGGATGGTTGACGTGGCCGCGTTGAAAGCCAGCGTCCCGAAGCCGGCAGTGTTGATCCGCAGCTGACGGTTGCCCGCTGCGTTTGAGTTGACCATCGGGATGTAGAACGTGCCCGTGCCGGTGGCGTCCTGGATGGTCGAGACCAGCGTGGCGGAGGCTGCGTTGCCGGAGCAGGCGGATGCAGTTGTCGCGGTTGCCGCGTTGCCTGAGCAGCTGGAGGAAGTTGCTGCGTTGCCGCTGATGCTGGTCGCCAGGACGTTTGTGCTGGCGTTGTAGACCAGTCCGGCGTCGGTCTTTGCCGCCTGGTTGCCGGTCGCCGCCTCCGCAAACAGGACGTAGTTAGTGGCCGCTGTACCGGCCGTGAGCGCCACGTTGCTGGCGTTGGTCGCGGAGCCTGCGCTGCCTGTGACCGAGATGCCCCAGGTGCCGGAGGCGTTGGCGCCCGTCGTGCTGGGCGCACCGATGGTGTTGTAGCTGACGGTGAGCGCCGTGCCGCCGTTGTATGTGCTGCCGGAGGCTCCGCCGGCTCCACCGTTATTGAAGGTGATTGAGCTGGCAGAGGCGGTTGCAATGGTGATGTTTGCGGTGCCGTCGAACGCCACGCCGTTGATCGTGCGGGCGGTCGCCAGTGCCGTTGCGGTTCCAGCATTGCCGGTGACACTGATGCCCCAGGTGCCGGTGGCGCCAGTGCCGGTTGTCGGCACCATCGTGCCGCTCACCAGCGTGACGCTGGCATCCGGAAGAGTGATAGTCCGGTTGGCGGTCGGTTGCCCCGAGAAGTCGTGATAGAACGTGCCGGCGGAGTTGTAGAGCCGGAGGTTGCCGTTGGTGTCGAACGCACCGGCCAGGGCTCCTCCGGTGACGATTCCCAACAGGTCTGCATCGGCGGAATACAAGCCCGTGTTGGTGTCGCTGTTGAACGCCAGGGATGGCGTGCCAACTGAGCCCGCACCGAGCTGGACCTGCCCGTTGAAGAAGTTGGGCGCAGTTCCGCCCATGTAGCAGTTCCAGTTGCCGGTGCCGGAGGCAATGTTGCCGAAGAACCCGTAGTCGTTGGTGGCGCCGTCAATGGAGGAGCTGGCGACGAAGCCGTACTGGTTCGTGATGGCCGTGCTGGCGCCCAGAGTGCCGGTGCCGGCTTGGAAGTGGATCAGGCTGGCCAGCGTGACGCTCGCCGCTGTGCCGATGCCGCTCTGATACCCAACCGCCGAAGTTGTGACATCGGCCTGCACCGCACCATCGGTCAGGTTCCCCCAGGCTGTTGTGCCTCCGGTGATGCTCTTGGCGTGGCGGAACCCGACGTTGGCGTTGGTGCCGGTGGAGCCCAGCGCGAGACCATCAGCGGCAGTGATCCGCAGCGCCTCCCCGCCAGCACTGGCGAACGCCAGCACGCCCGTCGCCGGACGGAACAGGCCGGTGCCGGCCTCTCCCACCGCAATACCCGGAGCCGAGACGGTGCCCGCTGCGCCAATCAGCGCACCGCTCAGCGTGCCGCCGGTCAGGGCCAGGTTGCCGGAGGCGGTGCCGGTGAGGCTGGCTGTGATGGTGCCTGCGCTGAAGTTGCCGGAGCCGTCACGCGCCACCACCTTGCTGACCGTGTTGGCGCTGGTGGCGTCCACCGCAAAGGTCCGGGCTACGGAGCCGTCGTAGGTGCCCGTGGACGTGAGGTAGGTGCCTGCCGTGAGCGGGTTGGTCAGCGCACCAGATGTGATCGTGATGTCGGCGGAGCCGTCAAACGGCACGCCATTGATGGTCCGGGCAGTGGCCAGCTTGGTGGCGGTAGCGGCGTTGCCGCTGATGGAAATACTCCAGGTGCCCGTGGCTCCGGTGCCGTTCTTCAGCGGTGCGTCATTGCTGATCTGCGCCAGCACAAATGCCGTGGTGGCCAGCTGCGTCGTATTGGTGCTGACTGCCGCCGTGGGCGCCGCTGGAGTACCCGTGAACGTGGGGCTGGCCAGCGGAGCCCGGCTGGTGTCCGTTGGGTGAACGTGATCACCGCGTGCAAACTCCAGCGATGTGCCCACCTCCGCCGTTCCAGCCATCAGTGGCGTGCTGTCGGCGCCCTGGCTGATGACGAACGCCGTGGTGGCGATCTGCGTGGTGTTGGTGTTCAGCGCCGCTGTGGGAGCCGTAGGAGTGCCGGTGAAGGCAGGTGACGCCAGCCCGGCATACGCCTGTGCCCGGACGTAGGCGGTGGTGGCTACCGCTGTGCTGTTGTCGTTGGTGGCCGGAGTGGTAGCCGTGGCCGCCGCCAGCGCAGTGGTGCCCGTGACCGCCAGCGTGCCGCCGATGCTGGCGTTGCCGGTGGTGCTCAGGCCCGTCAAGGCGTAGGTGGTGGTCAGCTCCGCCCAGGCTGACCCGCTCCACTTCTGCCAGCGGTTCGCGCTGCTGCTCCACCGGATGGCGCCCGTAATCAGGTTGCTGACCGTCTGGCCGTCAAACTGCTTGGCCAGGTCCTCATCCCGCGCCTTCAGCTCCGCCAGGAAGTCGGTGTAGAGCGACGTGAGGGTAGGGTTGCTCCAGTTGGCCATCAGACTCCTCGGGCGCTCCAGCTGAACGGTCCGCTCACCCGGTTGCCGCTGGTGTCAAAGAGAAGCACCTTGAAGCTCGTCGGGAAGGGGGCGTCCAGGAAATCATAGATGGCAATTCTGGGCGTAGTCCCGGAAGGTGTCACGCTGATTGCCTCCACGTCAACGAAGTCAACGCCGAAGTTCACGGTGGTTCCTCCCGTATCTCCCGCGTTCGCTGTGCCTGTTCCAAAGTCATTCCGCAGCTTGGAGTCCAACCGATAGTTGAGGTTGGCCAGCAGCATCAGGTCATCACCGCCGGCACTGTTGAAGTCGTACCGGAACTTGATGTAGCGGAAGTCAGTGGCGTAGACCTGATCCACGCCGTCGTAGTCGGTCCAGGGGTCCGTGTTGAGCTTGCGGACGCTGAGCTTGGGCACGACGCTGAATGATCCAGCTACCACGGTGCTGGTGAGTGTTTGAGTCACCTTGCTGGAGCCGATCACAGCTCCGTAGTCCACAACCTCCTCGTAAGAGGCGGTGGTGGTAGACGGCATGATCCAGCGGGAGTAGCCGGCATCAATCTGGTCTTGCGGGCTGTCCCAGCTGCGGGTGGTGAAGTGGTCCTCGTATGTCTCGGTCAGGTTCACGCCCAGCAGCACGAAGCCGGCTTCATTGAAGGTGGCGTTGACTCGCGTGCCTGACCATGTGGTGTTCTGGTCCAGCCTCAAGAAGTAGTCAGGAGGCTGGCTGACCACCGCCGAAACGCTGCCCGGAGTGCCGTAGTTACCTGCGCTGTCGATCCCCGCCAGCCAGTAGGTGTAGGTCCCTCCGGTGGTCTCAAAGACGGACGTGAACCGGCCGGACTTGGTGCCAATCAGCGCAGCACCTTCCCACGTCACTCCCCGCCGCAGTTCGTAGGTGTCGATGGGGAGCGTGGTAGTGCAGTCGTTCCACCGCAGCAACACGCTGTTGTCCACCACCTGCTGCGTGATGAGCGGTTGCGACGGTGCCAGCACCGTTACGTCAACTGATACCTCTTCGCCCAGTCCGTCGCTCATGATCCCGCCGCCCCGTAGAGGCCGTTCACGTCAACTGCCACCACCCAGAACTTCTGGGTGCCAACCCAGTTTGCCCTGGCAGTGAAGTAGGTGGCATTCACCCGGCCCAACACCGTGGCGGTAGCGAAGGTCGTGCCCCGGCGTACCTCGTAGTAGGCGGTCTCCAGCGTGCCCTTCACCGGCTCCCAGCTGATCTGCATTTGACCGCCATTGAAGGTCACGCCCAGGGATGGAGCAGGAGCCCGGGCAATGTTGGTGACCACGCTGCCGGGGGTGCCGTAGTTGCCGTTGGCATCCACCGCAGCCACCCAGAACGTGCGGAGGCCGGACCACTTGGCGTCCAGGGAGTAGCCGGTGCCGTCTGCGCTGATCTTGGCCAGGGTTGTCGCCGTGGCCCATGTCGCGCCTTGGCGGATCTCGTAGAACACTGACCGGAGCGTGCCGTTAACGGCATTCCACGTGAGTGCGCAGCTGCGGCCGTAGAAGGCGGCAGAGATGCTTGGTGCGGCCGCAGGCGTGATGGTGACGTTGCGGGACCCAGCGGCGCCCGTATTGCCCGCTGGATCCACGCCAGCCACCCAGAAGCTGCGCGTGCCGCTCCAGGTTACGGGGACGTTGTAGCTGTTGCCGTAGACACGGGCGACGCTGACACCCGACCCGAAGCTGGCCCCGTAGCGGAGTTCGTAGTAGTCGGGGGTATAGGTGCCACGCGGTGTGCTCCAGGTGATGGCCGCAACCGGATCCTCAATGCTGTGTGTGACATTGGGCTCACCGGGCGGAGTCACGGTGACGGCTGCGCTGGCAGCACTGCTGCTCAACACGTTGCTGGTGTCCCGCGCTTTCACCCGGTAGACGGTGGTGCTGGGATCCAGCAGGCCCAGCACGTAGCGGGTGGTCTTCGCGTAGGCCACGAATGTCGCGCTGTCCCATCCAGTGCCGCCGGTCCTGATCTCGTAGTCCCTCAGGTCCAGGTCCGTCACGGGATCCCAGCTGAGTGTCACGCCCAGGTCTTTGTCGATCACCGCCGTTAGGCCAGTGACGTTACTGGGGGGAGCCGTCTTGCCCAGTGCGTTGATGGTCCCGGTGAGCGCATTGGCTGATGCTTTGCCCGTCGCGCTGAGGCTGTAGACCTCAATGTCAAAGGAGCCGGGACTGATGTTCAAGATCTCGTAGTCGGGACCCTGAACCCTGATGGTGTTCCAGTTGCCATTTTCCTTCCGCCACCGCACGCGGTAGTAGTTGACGCCGGCCACCGGACGCCAGTTGGCGATCACCTTGGCCCGCACCTCGGATTGATAGGTGTAGAGCGCCTCTGAGAGCACTAGCGCGGTGGGCGGTGACGGCACCTCATCCAGCACGGTGACATCCCGGAACTTCAGTGGACGGTCCCGCTCGATGTAGTTGTACTTGCTGGCGTTGTAGCTCAGCGCCGTGATGGCGTAGCGGGAGCCGTCCTGCTCCTCAACGGCCAGCACCCGCCACTTGGAGGTCTGCACTACCGCGCCGCCGCTGTAGATCCAGACGGAGTTGGCGCCCGGGGCCTCCGCCAGGGCAGGGCTGATTGTGAGCACCGTGCCGCTCCGGCTGGCGAGCGAACGCGACTGAACGGTGCCATCCTTCATCACCACCGAGACGGAGCCGCCGCTGCTGGGCAGGTCCTGCGCGGAATCCACCGTGACTGACGTTGCGGTTGCCGCCACAATCCGGCCGCCGCGACGGACTCCCGCACGCACCGGGTCCGCAATGTCAATGATCTGCCCCGGACGGACGATGATGCCGGCGTCAATGGAGGCGGTGAACTTGACCACCTCGGTTTCGTACTGCGCGGAGTAGAGCAGCCACTCACCAATACGGTTTGCTTGGCCTCGGCTGGTGCAGGCAAAGGCTGACACCTGCGTGGTCTGGATGCCGTACTTGGCGATGGCAGCGCGGTCCTCCACCTGCTCGTAGGACATTTCACGGGTGTCCAGGTCCAGGTAGGACACCAGTGCCACGGTGGGGCGCACCCTGGTGTCGCTGCCGCTGTAGACGAAACCCGGCTCCTCCACGTTCGCCAGCGTGAACAGGTAGGACGGATCCGCTGGCCTGTCCTGGCTGAGCGTGAGCGTGCCCTGTGCCCAATACGGCATGGCCCGGAACACCGAGCACAGGTCATTGATCAGCTTGTATGCCTCCTCCTGCGTCTGGATGTTGACGTTGCAGGTGAAGCGGGGTTCATTGCCGCCAAAGCCAGTCGGGACCAGCTCATTGCAGTATTGGCTGGCTGAGTAGAACGTCCACTTGTCCAGGCTGGCGGACGTGATCTGATCACCAAAGCCGAACCGCTTGCTGGTGAGCAGGTCCCACAGGATCCAGGCCGGGTCAGCGCACCATTCATTGGTCGCTTTGAAGGTCCCGTTCCACACGCCTGCGTAAGTCACCCGGCCGTTGGAGATGTTCACTGTGGCGTTGGACGGCAGCGCGATCTTGCGGCCCCGGATCAGGTACGCCCGGCTGGGGATGGAGTTGAACTGCTCCGCATCAATCCGCATTCCCACCAGTGCGCTGTGGGGGTAGCGGAGCCGCCGGGATGTGATCTCGGTGTAGGAGGTCCAGCTGAAGGCGTTGACCAGCTTGGAGTTGGTGGAGTCGTCCGTCAGACGGCGGACCCTGATGCTGACGGGGTAGTTGGCGTTCTCATCCAGCGGGACCATGTAGTCACGCTGGTAAAGGTCGCCAGTACGGCCCTTGATCTCACCACCGGACACCGCTTGCCAGCCGCCGCCGTCGTACTGAACATCAATGGACAGCTTGAAGCTGGCTCCTTTGATGTCACCGTTGCCCTCAAACTCCTGGAGCTGCGGCACTGAGATGGTGACCCGCACCGTGTCCACGCTCTCGTCAGTGATGGTGCGGATGATGGGGTAGTCCTTCTCCACCACCTCACCCACGGGGACCTCATTGCTGACGAAGCCGGAGCTGGTCGGCAGGATGATCACTGGCTGCGTGCGAGTGCCGTAGCGGGTGCGGACGCTGGCCCCTACAAAGTTGAGCGCCGACGCCCGGATGTACGCGATCTCACCGGAGCGGGTGCTGTCATCACCCGTCGGGCAGGTGAAGGTGTTGGTGGTGACGCTGGAGATGGTGCGGACACCTCCAGATCCACCCGCTCCGCCGGTATTGACCCACAGGCAGACCTTGCCGTTGGCTGACAGTCCGTGACCGGCGTAGGTGACGGTGATGTTGCCGCCGGCCTGGGAGTAGGTGGCAACGCGCACCGGCTCCGCCTGCGTCAGGATCTGGCTGTTGTTGAGGTAAATGTCCTTCAGCAGGGCCAGGTTGTAGGCCGCGCTGTCACGGGTGAGGCCGGCTGCTGATGGCGTGGCGAAGCCCTCAATCTCGCCCTCTGAGATCAGGTCAATGATCTCCGCGTAGGACGTGTTGTTGAGGCTGTCTTTGGCGGTGTTAGGCATCAGAGATCTGCCACGTCAACGGCCTGGCTGATGGTGACGGATCCCACCAGGGTCTGCCCGTAGACCACCGGAACCGGCACGCCATTGCGGGCGGTGTTTTGGATCCCGCTGAAGCTGTAGGACTTGCGGGGATCGTCCTCGCTGTCGGTGCCCAGGCTTTGAGGCTTGGGGACGGGGGTGAGCATCTGCGCTACGCCGCCCAGGATCAGGCTTGCGCCGATGCCGACCGCCAGGCTGGCGACGCTGATGGTGCCTGCGCCGAACAGGCCGATGGCGGCCGGGGCGCCAGCAAGGGCGAAGCCGCCAGTGGCAATGGTGAGCGCAATCAACGCCACGCCGGCCAGGATCCGGCCCACGGCACCAGCACCAGCAGTGACGGGAATGATGCGAATCTCACTGGCGCCGGCCGGAGTGTGGAGCTGCTCGGGGTGGTCGCCTATCTCCAGCTCATCCTTGCCCAGGGCGACCTTGTAGTGCTGGTCGGCCATGTGCCTCTCCAGCTCTGGCCAGTTGGCCAGCAGGAAGCGGACTGCCTCAGCGGGAGTCGCCACATCGGCTTGGAGCACACGCTTGCCGATGAACTTCGCCAGTGCGCCGTAGAGCTTAATCCTGCGAAGCATGACGAAGCCTCCTCCCGACCGATTGTAGGAGCCATCCACCCAGCTGATCGCGGCTGCTGAGGCGGCCTTCTACGTGGTGGAGAATGTCTTGCCCGCCCAGATACACCGCGCAGTGGTTCAGGCCCGGCGAGGCCAGGGAGAGCAGCAGGAAGTCACCGTGCTGGAGCTCCTCGTCCTCCCGGAGCTCACGAAAGCCTGCCTCAGGCCAGCAGCGGTCAAAGATGGGGTCCGCCAGGAAATCAGCAGCCCGCGCCGGTCGCTCAAAGTCCGGCAGCAGCAGGTCCAGCTCCCGTGCGTACCAGTCCCGCGCCAAGGTCCAGCAGTCCGTCACGTTCCACACCCAGCACCGGCCGATCAGTGGGGCCTGGTAGCCATCCGGCTGGCAGCAGCCCCACTGCTCCGTGCGTGGGTTGACGATCCACCACGGCAGCCTTGAAGCCTCACATGCCACGCGGTCTGCGGTGCTGGGCTCCGGTGGCGTGTGCGGGTGGCTGTGAACCACCGCCAGGATCTCACCCTGGTCCTCACACCTGGCCCAATCCTCCGGATCCAGCACGAAGAACTCGTTGCCCTCCGCCAGGTTGGTACAGGGGACGTATCGCTCGCGGCCTTTGATGACCACCACCAGGCCGCACGCTTCACGCGGGTCCTCAGCCTTGGCGTGTTCCAGCACAGCCGCCTGTGACGCTGCGCTGATCACACATACCCTCCAACGCCAGGGAATGAGCCAAAGGGCAGGGAGGCCAGGTCACGGGGGCGCACGGTGTACGCCGAGGACATAGTGAAGGTATAGGTGCTGGATGACACCGTGGCCCGGACATAGAACGTGGCTGACAGGGACGTGCCGCTGGCGAGCGGAGCCTCCTTGGTGATGCGGGCTCCCAGGAAGCCAAAGAACGTGGTCAGCTGCTCAACCTTGGTGCCCTTCAAGATCCCGGTGCCCACCACGCGGTCATTGACGGTGATCCCGGTGTTGTTGTTGGTTTGAAGGAACGGGAAGAGGAACCCAGTGATGCCAAGCATCCGGTAGGTGCAGGTGCGCGTCACGGCGGACGTGTACAACGCAGGGTTTTCAGAGATGCTGAGCGTGATGATGGTGCCGCTGATGGATGTGATCGTGGTTCCAGCGGGGATGTAGGGACCAGTCACTGTCATCCCGGGGACCAGTCCAGATGCGCTGGTCACTGACAGCGTGGTGCCATCCTCCACGCCGCTCACGTCCACCCTGAGCGTGCCCGTTTTCGTTGTGGTGGTGCTGGAGGTGGCCGCCACCGACAGCGTGAGCGATGACGCACTCTTGGCCGCCACCGTCGCGTTGGAGGGGAGTCCAGGGCCACGGATGGGATCACCCACGCTGATGCGGTTCAGCTCCGTGGTGCTCAGGCTGCCCATCGTGGTGCTGCCTTGCGTCACGGAACCCGTTACCCGCGCCGGCCCATAGCGCAGGTCACAGCTGTCCAGCGTCTTGCCGCACACGTCCACGTCCAGCGGCGAACTCTTGGACACGCCAGTACCCCATGCTCCTGCCGCCTTGGGGCCGTAGTAGAGGTTGTTGGTGAGGTCGTAGTAGAACTCACCGTCCACGCCCAAGCCGGCGGACGGCACACCGCTGCCGGTGTGGATCGTCTTGTCCTCCGCCGTGAAGTAGGAGGCGCGGTTGTAGCCGCAGGTGTTGGCGTCGCGGTAGTTCCACTGGCAGACGTTGCTGATGCACCGCCGCTTGGGTGCCCGCACGCCCTGAAGGTCAAATGCGGCCGCCAGCTCAAACTCCACCCCCTCGCGGCTCTCAGTGACCTTGCGGCTGATGTAGTAAACCTCCTCCGGGAACTCTGCGGTGGGGTCCGCCGAGGCGTTGCCGCCAGGGAAGTTGGTGGCATCCAGGAACTTGGCCAGCGTGCGGCGGCGGATCAGCTTGGCGCCCAGCAGGTCATTGCCTGGGGTGATGGCGTTGACGGACAGCAGGATGGCGGTGAGCGTGCCCATCACGTTGGCGGCCACCAGCTTGGGCTTGGGGAGCTGACCCGTGCCGGACCATTCAAAGCCGGCCGCCTCCACAGGGAAGGCGGTGTAGGTCTGCCCAGCCCAAACAATGTCACCAGCTGCGGGCTTGCTGTTCACTCCCGCATGGAAGCGGTAGACATCATTGGAGCCGTGAAGTGCCGCTACCAGTCGCAGCTCAAACAGCTCGATGATGGCGCTTGGCGCTACGTCTTGCAGCTCCCGGACAATCTTCTGATCAGCCATCAGCCAGCCTCCGCAACCTGGCGGAACGTAGCCGTGACCGTGTTCAGGTTGTAGGCGTCAGCCGTGATCTGCCATTCCTCGCAGACGTACTGGCCGCTGGTTGCGGACCAGAGCGGAGGGGTCCAGGTGAAGGACTCGTAGCCGCCACGGGCCTGGAGGAAGTTGCGGATAGCGGTGGTCTCCGCATCACTCCGGGCCTTGAAGGTCAGCTGCCAGGTTTTGAGGTCCGTGTTGAGGCCAAAGCGAATCCGCTGCTCGTAGCCATCACCGAACTGCGCCTTGCGGATCCGGGGCTTACTGGCCTCGGATGGAGGGTATTCGGGGACCCAGGTGAAGGTGGCCATGATCAGGCTGCCAGCAAACCGCCAGGACGTTTCTGGCGCAGGAGTTCATTCTGCACCGCCTGGGAGACGGCACGGCCCAGTGCGGCAGCCTGACCCGCATCTCCAGCCACTTGGCTGTTGCCGGAGGCATCCACGTTCACGGTGACGCTGGTGGAGCCGCCACCGTCCGCCTGCACACCCAGCTTGCCGTTGCGGCCCCGGCGCAGCGGGAGGATGGCCTCGGGGCCAGCCTCGCCCATGACGCCCATGCTGAAGCCGCCGCCGTTGGCGAAGGGGAAGATGGTGGGACGGTTGACGACGCCACCCGTGGCAAAGGGCACCAGGCCGCTCTGGTCAAAGGCGTTGCCGTTGGCGTTGAACAGGCTGTTGAGCCCGGAAGAGAGGCCCTTCACGATGGGCTGGATCACCATGATCTGCATGATCTGGCGGGCAATGTCCTTCAGGACGGTGGCGCCGATCTGCCGGAGGCTGTTGCCCCAGTTCTCGGTGCCATTGATGAGCACGTCCATGGCGGAGCCGAGGCCCTGGCCAATGGCGCCAGCGATGCCGGCCGCCAGCTGCTTGTTGCGCTCAATGGTTTCGTTGAGCTGCTTGAGCTTCTCGTTTTCAGCAACGATCCCATCCACGATGCCCTTCTGCGCCTGCTGGCGGAGGATCGTGTTGGCCAGGATTTTCTCCAGCTTGATCCGGTTCTCTTCAGTGAAGGTGTTGCCTTGAAGGTCCAGCGTGAGTTGGTCGCGCAGTGCGCTGAGCCTCTCGTATCCAGCCCGGGCGGTGTTCTCGGCGTCCACCCGTACTTTGGCGGTCTCGGGGCTGATCCCGGAGCGGATGAGGTCGTTAATGCGCTGCTGGTCGCGGAGCTGATCGGCTACGGACTTGGCTTGAGCGTCAAGGTCAGCGGTGAACTGACCAAATGCTGCGGTGCGGTCACTGATCAGTTTTTCAGCATTGGCCTGCTGCTGCTCCCGCGCATCTTTGCCGCTCAGCTCTCTGGTCTTGTCCACGGAGCCGGTGAGGCCTGCCATCAGCCCGGCCGCCTCTCCCGCGAAGCTGCCGGGAGCCGTGGCGGCTGCGCCGCTGCCGCCGATCAGTTGGCGGGCGCTGCCGACCGGGCGTGGGGCTCCCCCTTCCCAAATCCTGGTGATGGCGTCCAGAGCGTTCCAGGCGTCGCCCACTGACGCCCCATCGCGTGGGTTGACGTGAGTTGTGACGTGGGTGCCAAAGGTGCGCCCGGTGATCCCCTGCGTGCCCAGGGTTCCGCCTGCCGGCACCTTCATGCCAGGAGCAACGTCCACCCGGTCAAAGTGACCCAGCAGTAGCTCGTACTTCTTGCCGCCCAGCGTGAACTCGCCGGTGACCCAGTTGCCGTAGCCCCGTCCTGATGCGCCCGCTCCGCTGCCTTGGAAGCCTGTGCCGGTGATAGTCAGGTCCAGGGGGGCGTTGACGGCTGCGCCACGTCCGCCGGGCATCACAATGTCCCAGCCGGTTGCCTCACCGTCTGGATCGCGGGTGCGATTCGTTCTGGCGCCGCCTGGGATGGCCCCGCCTGGAGGATTCTTGCCCAGGAACTTGCCGTCGCTGCGGCTGAAGTAGCCAACGCCAGGCTGGTGATAGGTGTCGTCTGACTTGCCCTTGGACCCGGGATTGCTCAGGGTGGCCGCAGCATTTGCTGCACCCTTTTCCATCTTCTCGGCCAGCTTGCGGCCTGCGTCTTGCAGGATCTCCGAGACCTTGCGTGCATAGCCCTCTTGGATCTTGCCGATCCCATCGGCTACCTGGACCTTAAACTCCTCCAGCTTGCGGGCCAGGTCGCGGTTGCGGTCGGTGGCCTGCTGCTCAATCTTGATGTTCTCCTCGGTGAAGCGGCGGGTTTGCTCGTTCAACAGCTTCTGAGCGTCAATGGCCTCGGTGCTCAGTCCCATGGCTGCGCGGCGCTGCCTTTCAGCCTCCAGCGCCCTGTCTTGGTCTGATGCGGCGATGCGCCTACGAGCCTCCCCAATGCTGCGCTCCAGCGCCAGCCGCTGGTCCGCCAGGTCCCGCTCATAGTCGGCTACCTGCTTTGCGGTCTGCTTGCGGAACTCCGCCAGCTCCCGGGCATGGTCCTCTGCCGCATCCGCCAGCTTGTCTTCAGCGTTCTGACGGATCTTGACCTCATCCTCCATGGCGGCCTTGGCTGCTGCTGCGCGAGCGGCCTCGCGCTCACGGTCTGCGTCTTTCTGAGCTTGGAGCTGCGCGGCTGTTGGGCCAGCTTGCTGCTTTGCCTTCGCCTTCTCAGCCTCAGCCGCCAGCCGGTTGCGCTCTTCCTCGAAGTTCTTGCGGAAGTCCGGGTTCAAGAAGCTGGCCAGCCCTCCAATGTTCTCGTTGCCATAGGTGCGCTTCATGGCGTTGCGCATCGCCTGTTCGTTGATGGCAATGTTTTCGCCGCGCTCATTGCGGTTCTTGTTGAACCGCTCCATGGCATCAGCGGCGGCATTGACCATGGCTGTGAAGCCCTTGATCAGGCCAACCGCAATCGGACCGAACGCATCCCCCAATGCGACCTGCAGTTTGTTCGTGGCGGTGCCCAGGTCGGTGACCGCTTGCTTGCCGGTATCGAACTGCTCCTTGAGCTTGGGCAGCTCCGTCTCACCCAGCTGCTTCAGCGCCTCAATCAGAACGTCAGTGCTGATCTTGCCTTCAGCGCCGAGGTCCTTGAGTTGAGAGCGGGTGACCTTGCCGAAGGTGCCGAGCTTAGTCATCTGCTCCGCAACGGCCTGACCAAGCGCCGGAGCATTCTCCAGGATGGAGCGCAGTTCATCGCCTTGCGCCCTGCCTGACACCAGCGCCTGCTTCAGCTGGGTCATGGCCGAAGAGGCTTCCTGCGCTGTGGCACCGCTCGTGCGGGCTGCCGCGCCGAAGCCGATCATGACGGTCTCAATCTCCTTCAACCCAACACCAGTTGGGCGCAGACCGGCGTAGAGCTTGGCGAAGCTGTCTGTGGCCTCAGTGGTTGAGAGCCTCAGCGTGCTGGCGACACGTGCGGCAATCTGCTGCGCCTGGTTGTACTCCCCGTAAACATCAGTGAGCGCCTTCAGTCGCACCCTGGCTGTTTCGGCTTCCATGCTGGCGTCACCGATGGCGCGAACCACCTGCGTGACTCCACCGGCCACCGCCAAGCCGGCCAGCCCTTTCAGGCCACCTGCCAGGGCCATGAAGCCACCACCGCCACCGCCACCGGCTCCAGCTCCGCCGGCCTTGTCCAGCTGCGCCTGTAGGCCCTTCAGCTGCTGGGTGTAGAAGTTGAACTGCCGGCCGCCGATGACGGCTTCATTCCGCAGCGCCTGTAGCGCCTTGATCTGATTGTTGATGCTGGAGATGGAGTTGCCGGCCGCCTGGCTCAGCTTCCGGGTTTCGTTGTAGATCTTGTCCAGGTCCCGGCCAGCGACCTTGGACGTGGCCGACAGGCTCTGAAGCTGCCGCGCCAGGTTGCTCAGGTTCTGGGAGCCCTGAACGTCGGCGGTGATCCTGAGAGCGGCGGGGAAGTTCAGTGCCATGGGGTCTCAGTCGTCCTTGTTCATGGCCACCAGCGCCGCGCCTTCCATGACCTGAAGGTCCTCCAGCAGTGAACGCGGGTCCTCTACTTCGTACATCCTAAAGAGCCACGCCAACACCGAGTAATCCAGGCCACAGGCACCGCTGGCTCCGATTCTCCACTGGGTTTGGACGCGGCTCCACATGACCACCGCATCCCAATTCTCCGGCCACACCTCAAAGTCATCTGAGGTTGGGGCGTCCACCTGAATGCCAAAAACGGCGAAATCCTCCGCCGTCTGGTCTTTGACTCCGCCGCTGACCCAGTATTCAGCGGCGGCGGTCAGTTTTTTCGCTTGCCCTTGTTGAGGCTGTCGAGCCAGGCCGTGACCAGTGCGCTGGCGACCAAGGGGACGCCGAGCAGATCGGTCTTAGCTTTCTCGGAGTAGGGTACTTCCCCACCCTTGCCGTCCTGGATGCCGGCCCAGCCGACCAGCACCTCGTGGCACAGGTCGTCATCGCCCAGCTCCCCGGACTGGATGAGGTCCCAGATCTCGCGGATGCGGGGCTGGGAGATGCGCTTGAACTGCGCATCAAAGGTCTGCTTCTCAAACCGGCCACCGTCGATGGGAAACTCAACGGCGACCGGCCAGGTGTAGGAGTCGCTCTGAGACAGAACGAAGGGCATCAGAAGACCTCGATGGAGAACTCATCATCACCCACACCGTTGTTGGACGGCAGGGCAGTGAAGGGGATCGCGTACTGGGTGACGCGATCCTGCTCGGTGTAGTTGATGGTGGAGATGTTAGCCCTGGGCACGGTGACCTTCACCTTGTTCCCGGCGGTCGTGCCGTGGGTCACGGTGCAATTGCCGCTGACGCTGGTGATGGCGGAGGTGAAGTAGTCCTTGGTGGCCATCGTGACCGCGTCAAACTGGACGGTGCCAGCGGTGTTGCGGTCAGTGAGGAGCACCTCTCTGACGCTGCCGACCAGCTCCCGGTAAACCATCTCCATGCCGATCTGCAGCTCCAGGCTGGACAGCTCAGGGGAGTAGCTGTGGAACGAGAAGCCAGTGCTGTTGGTGTTGTTGAACAGCTGTGGGGTCTGGAAGCCGTTGAAGTTGGTGGTGACGCTGGAGAAAGCTACGTCAGTGGGGCCGTTGTAGATCCCCATCAAATCAAACTGGTAGACCGGGATCTGGCTCACGGTCATGTTCAAGGTCACGGTTCCACGGCAGCCCGTGACCGTGTGGTTCACGCCGTCAATGTTGACGTAGATGGTGCAGGAGCTGAACGACTCCGACACCGGGGCGTAGGTGACCTTGGTGCCTGCCGCGACGGTCTCGGACATGCCGCAAGCCTTGAGGAGCGGACCGTACTTGGGCACAGCTCCAGCGGACCCAGCGCCGGCCATTTCCACTTCAAACGTGACCCGGGAGCGCACGTTGGCGATCAAAATGTCGCTGGCACCCAGGTAAGGCCGGATCAGCTCCCGGCTGACCTGCTCAGCGTCAACCGGCTGGATCTCCAGGTTGCGCACCAGGATGGCATTGGCGGCGCCAGTGGGCGTCGGATCCGTGGCGTAGGTGGTCTCGGTCTTAGCGAGCAGGACTCGCTTGTTATAGAGCAGGGGCATGGCCGGTTACCTCAAGGCTTGGAGGTGGGTTCAGGGGCAGGCTCGGGAGCCTTGGGGGGTGCGGCTGCGGGCGCAGTCTCCGCCTCCAGCTCCGCTTGCGTCGGTTGAGGCTCCGTGCGGGAGCCGTCTACCAGCGTGCGCTTGCCGGACTTGGGATTGACCTCGTAGGTGCCGCCCTTGCCGTGGTGTTCGTCTACCATGCTACGCCTCAAGTTAGAGAGAGGTCAGCAGCCTGGGTTCGGTAACGGATGGAATAATCCATCATCACCACGCCGGCAGGCTGGTCTGCGTCCATGTTATCGAAGGTCACGCGCACCGGGACGAGATCAATGACCATGCCGGTCAAGGTGGCGTTATTTAGCAGCTTCTTGTGAACGTCTTCCACAATCGGATCCGCTACCTGATCCGGGACGTTGCCACGCACGATGATGGCGATGCGGACAATGAGCCGCCAATCCAGCTTGGGCACCACGCTGTTGTCAGCGTCATCCGTGAGCGGCTCCACCACGATGGCGGGGGACTCCTGACGGGCCAGCGGCTCCACCCGGCTGCGGTAGATGCGGGTGCCTACACCGGCCGTATTGATCAGTGCCGTGCGCACAGCCGCCAGGATCGTTTCGCGTCGGGTTGCCATGGCAGCAGATTAGCGGTGGGGGACGTACTGGCGCTCGGGCAAAGCCGTGAGTTAGCTGGCCTGCAGCAACAGCTCCGAGAAGGCGCCGTCATCCAGCTTCCGGGCCTCCCGGACGGTGTAGTTGATGCCGTTCACGGTGATGGCGTCGCCGTACAGCAAGCCGCCGAAATCAGCGGTGCGCACCAGCAGGCTGTAGTCAGTGGTGATGACCATGCCGTCCGCAATCACCTGCCCGGGCATATCAAGGATGCCCTTGGCGGTGATGGCTCCAGCGGTGCAGGTGACGCCGAAGTCCTCCAGGAACAGGTTGTAGTCTTCCGTGATCACAGCGCCACCGCCTTGCCTCGGGCAATCAGGTCAGCGGCATCTGAGCGCAGCAGAGCCACCTCAGTCCCAGCATAGGCCGGCTGTCCTTTGACCAGGATGTTGCCGGTCAACCGGACCAGCAGTTCGTTGCGGTGCGTCGGACGGGGGCGGGTCGGGACGAGATCCTCGATGGCGAACTCCGCCACGGCCACACTGGCGTCATTGCGGCCGTAGGACAGGAGCGCACGGTCATCTTGAACCTCTAAGCCACCGGGGAAGACGCACAGCGGCGCCCACTTCTCGCCAGTCGGGCGGCCCCAGTCTTCCTGTGCGGTCAGGACGGGTCCGCTGGAAATCAGGCGGGGGGCGTGGGGGGCCGCAGCGTCAAACGCCACAAAGCCCATGTGGTAGATGCGGTTGCGCCCGGGGTGTTTCTCCCAGGAGTGGAACGCGGTGAGCAGCTGATCCCGCCACGGCACCGCGGGGGAACCACCGGACATGCGGCCATGACCCCAGGCCACCGCATGATGCCGCCACTCATTCACCACCTGTGCGCCGTTCAGCTCCAGGACGCGCCAGCCGGCGGTGCCCATGTCGTAGATGCAGCGCAGGGCGCCCTCAGCCTCAAAAAACGTCCAGTTTTTCTCCTTGGAGCTCCAATCATTGGAGCCGTAGGCGGGGATGTGAACCTTGGGTAGGGTCCAGTTCTTGCGCTTGCTGAGCCGGCCGTAAGCCTGCACGCAGCGCCATCCTTGCTTGGTGTTGTAGTTGGCGATGCTGAAGGCGATGTGGAGCTGATCCCGGTGCCAGAACAGCCGAGGATCCTCCAGGGAGTGATGCGCCTCAGTTCCGGGAACCTTGAGCCGCTGATTGCTCAGCACGTTCATGTCCCGGTCCAGCTCCGCCAGCACGATCTCACTGACGGTGAAGTCCTTGGGCTCAGAGCGGTACGCCAACAGAAAGCCCTCCCCGGCCGAAACCAGGGAGGGGTTGTAGTTCCGCTTGGCCTTGATCAGCCCAGCGATCATGCTCAGCTCAGGGCACCGGTGCCGTAGCAGAAGGCGCCAGCCTGCTTGATGGCGAAGTCCACATCCTGGAGAGCCACGATGCGCACGGTGCCGCTGGTAGCACCGGCGTAGGGGTCCAGGGTGAGGTCCAGGCCGCTCCACATGCCCATGATCATCTGATCAAAAGCACCGAAGATGATGTCATCCAGGGTGAGCTGGTTGGACACCACCACGGGGTAGCCGTTCACCTCGTCATCCTCGTACACGAAGCCAGCGGCAACGGCGGAGGCGGACTTAGGAGTGGCCTTCAGAGCGCCGCGGGCAGCAGCGTTCATCAGGTAGAACAGCGAACCGGCGTCGGCGTTGTCCTTAGCCACCTCGGTCTCCATGCTGATCAGCTCAGCAAAGGTGCCGTAGTTGGTGAGGTTGACGGTGTTGATGCCGGTCTGGTTCACCAGGCCCTTGGGCTGGTTGGAGGTGCCGGAGCCGTAGAGGCCAGCGCGGTCGATCTCGAGCGCGATCACGCGAGCCAGGTCGTTGCGCACCATCTGCTCCACGTCGATGGAGCTCTGGAGCAGCAGGCGGCGGGAGTAGTCCACGTAGGCGCCCACGGTCTTGGGCGACATGGTGACCTGCTCCAGGGTCTGCTGGCTCTCGGTGGGAGCGTTGCCCTCACCCACCCAGTAAGCGGTGGAGGCCGCCGACTGCTTGGGAATAGCAATGTTGCCCTGGAGGCCGGACAGGATGGTGGCGCCCACCTGAGCCAGGGCCAGCTTGTTGCGCAGCAGCTCAATGAAGCTGCCGGCCAGCAGGTCGGTGGCGACGGTGAAACCACCAGCGGAGTTGGTGCCGGCGGTGAGGTCACGCTTGAGGACCTCGTTGGGCACCATCAGGCCGTTGGCGGGCTTGCCGTAAGCCTTGGCAGCAGCCTCAGAAACCTCACGCTCATAGGCGGCGGCTTCAGCGGCCTGCTTGTCGCCGGGGTTGGCGAGGTAGTTCAGGGCACGCAGGAAGGAGTAGCTGCGGGCCTCCTTGTCGCTCAGGCCCACTTCAGCCTTGGGCTCAGCGATGCGGTGGGGGGCGGACTTGGCCGAACGGGCTTCCATTTTCTCCAGGATCGCAGTGCGGGCTTCAGAAAGGTCTTTGCCGCCGTCGATCAGTTCACGGGCCAGGTCGGCCATACCGAACTTCTCGCCAAGGGCGGAAATCTGGGCGATACGGGTGCGCTCGGCCTCAGCGGCCTTGGACCGGATCACCTCCACGTCAGGGGTGTTCTCCATGGGAACCTCAGTGTCAGGTTGAGGGGTGGGTGATGCGGCGGTGGCCGCTGGTTCTTCCGCCACGCCCTCAACGGGAGCGTCGGAATCGGTGGTGATCTCTGCTGAAACAGCAGGGACCTCTTCGCTCATGCTATCGCCTTCCTGGAGAGCGCGACCCAAGCCAACAGAGTTGTCGGCTGGGATTGAGACCAGGCTGACTTCCAGCGGAGTCCATTTGGTGACGACGATGTTTTCGCCACGCTCCTCAACTTCGTCGATGGAGTAGGCGAACGAGACGTTGCGCAGGATGCCGTCTTCAACGTCTTGGCGCTTCTCTTGCGCCATGGCGTTGCGGGACCACTTCACTTTGGAGTAGCCGCGGCGGTCATCACCCATGCGTGCGCTCTGGACCACGCCCAGCACCGCATCACGGTCGTGATTCCACAGGAAGGGAGCGCCGTTGTTGAGCCGCTCCAGGTTGGCGGACCCAGCTTCGTGGGAGAGGATCTCGGTGCCGAAGTACCGCTCAACGGGTTGCTCTGAGCTGAAGCTGAACTCCATCTCATCGCCTTCACCGGCACGGACCTGAACACTGGCCTCGCGGCGTTGGATCAGGGTGCCGCCTTTGCCGCGTGACTGAAGGTCCTTCAGCTCCAGGGAGCGGGCGGACGGCAGGATCACCTCTACCTCAATCTCCTCTTCGTCATCCTCCTCCTCGCCCGGCTCCTCCGGCTCCTCCGGCTCCTCAGCGGCACGCAGGGGCTCAATCTTGGTGAGGGTGGACAGCTTGTGACCCACCAGGCGGTCGCTCGGCTCCCAGCCATCAGCGCCTTCTTGGAAGACACGGATCAGCGCAGCGGGGTCATCCTCGCTGGCCTCAATCACAAAGCTGGAGTCAGGAACATCCAGGCTGCCTTCGCGCACGATCTTCTCAATGCGGCCACGAGCGGTGCCGCCGGAGCTACCCCAGCTCACGTAGTCGCCAGTCTTTAGATCCTGGCCCGGGGCCTTTTCGTTCTCCACGGTCGGCGTATCGGACGTTGTCAACAGTCTATTCATTACGCCTCCGCAGGATTAGCTGGCGGCGGAGCGGCTCCGCCTTTCTTGTCCGCATCCAGCGTGAGGCCGAGATCCAGGGCGAGCTGCTGCTCTTGGGCTATCTGCTGGAGGTTGTCGTCCAGGTCTGCGCCGAGCTGCGCGACGATCTGACTCTTGGTGAGGTAGCCGGCTGCTTCTGCCTCGCGGAATGCCTGCACCTCCTTAAGCGGATCCACCCAAGACCACCCACGGGCCTGCCAGCGGGGGCGGTCGTATCGCTCGGGACGGAGCTCAAAGTCAGGCAGCTCCAGGACGCCTGACAGCACCGCAGCATTCAGCCACTCTTCGTAGATGCGCTGGTGGAAGTTCTCGATCAGGTACGCCTGGATGACGCGCCAGTGGTCACGGTCCTCCAGCAGGCTGAGGCGGGAGCTGGAGTAGTTGGTTTCGCTGAAGTCCCGGGACAGGGTTTCGTAGGAGCACCCGAAGCCAGCCGCAAAGCGGCGGGCCTTGGCGCGAATGAACATCTCGTACTGGCTGTCCGGAGCCGAGAGGTTGGGAATGGTGATGCTCTGGCCCGGATCCAGGTAGCGGAACACGCCAGGCTCAAACTCCTGGATGCGCTCACCTTGCTCAACGTCATCCGCCTGAAGCTCACCTTCAGGGGACGTGATGAAGCCCATGAGGGAGCTGGCGGCCCGGGCACGGACCACGGCAGCCTGCTCGTAGCCCTGGAGCTGGTGCGCGTCATCCATGACGGAGGCGAACCAGGGCACACCGCGGTTCTGACCGGGACGCTCACGCAGGAACAGGTGGATCACATCCGCGGCAGGGAGGAACTCATGCCGGACGTTCTCCTGATCAGCGCCTTGGAACCAGTAGTCACCGGGGTGACGGGTGCGGAATGCGTAGCGGAGCGGGCGGCCCCATTCGTCAATCTCCACGCCCATGCGCCACTCACGGCCGCGGCCAGAGGTTGGGCCGGCGTACTCCTCATCCAGCAGGTCGCTCTCAATCACCTCCAGGGCGATGGGCACCTTGCTGCGGCCGAACTTGCGCCGGACGATCCTGAAGATGATCTCGCCGGACTCCGGCAGGGCGCCGGCAATCAGGTTCTCAAAGGAGTAGAAGCTGTTGAGGCCAGCCACGTCGCAGCTGTCAGAGCGACACCACCGCTCCCAGGCGCCTTCAATGACGCCATTGAGCTTCTGGTCCAGCTTCTTGCCGCGCACCATCGGCACCTGGGCCTGCATCTTGATGCCGTGGCCGATGACGTTGATCTGGGTGGTGCGCTTGGCCTGGCGTGCGTAGGGGTTATCCCGGACCAGCTGCCGGGACCGGTCACGCAGCAGACGGATGCTGGTGCGGATTTCGGCGTCGGCGGATGTTTGGGCCGTGAACCAATCACTGGTCAGCCTGGTGATCCGGGCGCCTTGGTACATGCGCCGGCGACGCTTGGGCGGCTCCTTGGCACCAAAGCCGAAGGCTTGCATCAACCGTGTGCGGAGGCCCATCAGCGGTTACCAAAGCGAATGAAGACGGAGTGGGGGTTGCCCAGGCCGTTGGCGATCATGTTCGCCTTCTGCTCACGGACCACCTGCGCCTTCAGTCTGTCGCGGAGCACGAGCAGTTCACCCAGCTCGTACCGCTTCAGTGACCGGGTGCCGATGCGGTACTCCTGGACTCCACCACCGGAGCTGAGGGAACGGATAGCGGCCTCAACGGTCTCCAGGTCCTTCTGCGCCTGAGTGCGGCCGTCAAATGCTGCGGGGCTGCCGGCGTAGGACAGGCTCGGCAGGACCGTGAGCTGGCCGGAGCCGAGCGTGATCTTGTCACCGCCAACCAGTGCGGTGGCCTGCGCTTGGAAGTACCAGGTGCCGGCATTCATTCCGGCGGAGGTGCCGGAGGGGATGGTGGACAGCCAATCACTGCCGCTGTCAGTGGCGACCACCGTCACGCCTTCGTGGTTGGCGTTGAAGCGGAGGTAGTAGATCAGGCTGTGGGTGTCATTGCTGACCGGGGTGCCCAGCGAATCCTGCATGGGCGGGTCAAGCCACTTGATGGTGTCGCCGGCCCGGAGTTGAGATGGGATCTTCACGGCTTCACCAGTTGCGGACGAAGCTACGCTGAGCTCCACCTGATCTTAGCGATGGTGAGCGCCGCTTCTCTACTGGAGCTTTGAGCCGCTTTTCCAGCTGATCCCAGATGGTTCTCCGGTCTCGCAGCTGATACATGCGATTCAATCCGGCGTAGGCGTAGACCAGGGTGTCCAACGCCTCATTCCGCTCACTGGGCTTCTTGACGAACTCCCGGATGGCGAAGCCCCGCACAAAGCGGATCTGCTGTTTCTCGGAGGTGAGCTGAGCGAAATACTCCTCGTTGCAGCCGGTGTGGAAGTGGAGGTAGCCGGGGCCAGGTTCGTTGTGCTTCAGCCGCCCAAACAGCGTCACCTTCACCGTGTCAGTGCCGACGAGGAACAGCTCCACCCCATCCTTCAGCACCCGTCCACGGGCATTCACGTCCACCTTGCTGGGCTTGCCGATGACGGGCTTGTTGCGGGTGGCGGCACCTTTGATGGGGATGACGCCTTTGCTGCGCCGCTCCCGGGCGTACTGGTAGACCTCGGCGGTGAAGTGACCACCGGAGTCAATGCAGACCACATCCGCAGGCAGGGTCCCTCCACTGGCGTGCGGGAACGGCTCCAGGATGATCTCGTCAAGCTGCCGCCACAGCTCCGGACGGGACGGGTCGCCGTAGATCTCTTGGTGATCAACCAGCCAGCCCTCCTCTTCACGGCCCCAGGCCCACACGCTCACCGCCAGGCGGTTGTCCTGAACGTCCACGCCGACCGTGACAGCCAGGCCGCCATCCGGCACCACCCGCGGTTCGTAGAGCTCCACCCGCTCCATCAGCGCCGATGCGCCGACCTTGTTGGCGTAGTTGTCCTCAAAGGTCTCACCCAGGACGGTGTTGACCCAGGTTTTGAGCATCGGGGCGTCAGCCTTGGCCTTCAGGAACTCACCCACAATGTCCGCCCATGACTTCCAGCCCAGGGGGGAGTAGAGGGAGCTGAGGTGGAAGCCGGCAGTAAGCCCATCAGACGGAGCGGTAGCCCGCCACTCACCAGCCGCCAGCATGTCCGTCTTGTGGCGCTCGGGGATGAGCACGCCGCAGCTCTCGCAGCAGTAGGCCGCAGTCTTGGGGTCGTCGTCTTGCCAGCGGATGTTGCCGAACTGGAGCCACTGCATGTGGCCGCAGTCCGGGCAGGGGACGAAGTAGCGGCGCTGATCACTCGCCAGGTACTCCGCCTCAATCCGGCTGAAGTCCTTGATGGTTGGGGTGGAGCACAGGAACACCTTGCGCCGGCTGAAGGTGGTGGTGCGGCGTTCCGCCAGGCTCACCGGGTCACCTTCACCGTCCAGGTCCACGGGGTAGGCGTCCACCTCATCACAGAACAGGTTCTTGATGGGCATGGAGCGGAGGCCCGCGCCAGAGTTGGCCCCGCCGATCATCAGGATTCCGCCAGGGAACTCCTTGCTGAAGAGGCTGTTGCCGCTGTCCCGCTCCCGGGGCGGCCGCACCCGTTGGCGGAGCCGGGGGCACTCCTCAATCAGCGGGTTGAGGCGCTGCTTAGAGAACCGCTTGGCAATGTCCACCGTGGGCATCACGCACAGTGACGGTCCCGGGGTGGCGTCAATGATGTAGCCCAACCAGTTGTTGCCGCACTCCGTCTTGCCCACCTGAGCGCCGGCCATGAACACCACCCGCTGGATGGGGGAGGTGGTGCTGAGGCAATCCATGATCTCGCGCAGGAAGGGCGTGCGCTCCGTGCGCCACTTGCCTGGTTCTGCGGAGGCCCGCTGGGAGAGCATCCGATGCTCATCCGCCCATTCGCTCACGGTCAAGATGGGGTCAGGGCGTAGCCCAGCACGGAAGCTGGGGACCAGATCCCGCTCAGCGTTCGCTAGCACCATCGCTCAACTCATCCAGGACAACGGTGATCTCTTGTTGCAGCAGCAGCAGGATGGCGTGCCGCTTCTCGGGTGAGACTTCGCCCACCAAGCCTGCCAACTGATCGGTGATGCGTGCAGGGACGTTCAGCAGGGCATCGCGGATCCGGCGGGCTTCATTGAACCACTGGACCTTCACTTCATTGGCTGAGACCAGTTCGCCGGCCCTCTCGGCGTACTCCAGCTTGGCCATCTGCGCCGCAAACGCTTCCCGAATGGCCCGAGAGCGGGCGTAGGGCGGCACGTTGTCGGACGTGGTGGGGACGCTGGCGGCAGCCCGGCGTTCCACCGCCTCGGGCTCCTCGGGTGGCGCTTCGCGTTCTTCCGCCAGGAGCTCCCGGCTGATGGCCCGCTCCTCAGCGGAATCAAACCGCTCGGGTGGCTGCGCTTCATCTGGCTTGGGTCCCAGCTTCTTGCCGCGGCCACGGTCGTAGGGCAGCACACTTTTCTTCCACGTCCTGGCGGCCAGTTCCGGGTCCGCAATCTTGGGGTGGCCCTTGTGGTCGTAGGTGATGGCCTCCGGAGGGATGTGACCGGCCTCAATCGCCTTGCGCACCGCGGTGTGTGACACGGGCGGGTCCAGGGACTCGGCAAAGCCGCGCAGGCTGACAGGTTCACTCATGTCCGCAGCGCCGGTACGGCGTCCAGCAGTTCACGGGTCATGGCCTCGGGGGACTGGTCGGCGCGGATCATCACCGCACCCCACTCCTGCGCAATGCGCTGCGCCTTGGTCAGGCGGCCCTTCACCCACTGTGGATTCTGAAGGCTGGTGCCGTGTTGCTGCGCCCGTGCGGCCCGGCGGTCAGCAGCCATGCGCGACGGCAAGCCCAGGTAGATCAGCCGGAGCTGGTAGCCGGCCTCTGCTGCAGCGGTGAAAAATGCGGGGTAGGACAGGCGGTCGCCCTCACCAATCACCAACGGGAATGGGCGGGAGCGGATCCAGTTCTCTGCCGTCCGGGCCACGTTCATGGGGAGCGTGTCGGTTCCGCCGAATGGCGGCCGGCGGCGGCCAAGGATCGCGGCCTGGAGCTCCGGGAGCTCCTCGTGCGCCAGCGGCTGCTCCCGTTCAATCCGCTCACGACCCGCCAATGCGTTCTCCAACAGCGTGGTCTTGCCCGCACCCGGCGGGCCAATCAGGTACAGCAGCTCCATCTCACTGAAGGTGGCGGGTCATGGCGCCGGCAGTGGGCTTGGAGCCGACGATCCAGAACAGCGTTTTGCCGTCGCCCTCCCACCACTCCGAGAACGTGTCCCGGTGCTCCGCCATGTAGGTCAGGCACTTGCCTTCGTAGGTCGGGTGGAAGTCGATCCCGTCCAAGCTGAAGGGCTTGCGGTCGGCGTACTTGACGTAGCCGGTGGAGTGGAGGTCGTAGTGCTCCAGCTCGTAGGGCGCATCCCGGCGGTGCGCCGGCTCCAGATCCGGGTGCTGGTGGTAGCGGGGGCGGAATAGCCCCATCACATCCACCCCGGTGGCCTGGTGGATGCTTTCCATGCGGTCTTCAATCCACCGGAGCCGGGTGGGACCGATGCCGAGCAGCGTCACCTTGCGGAGCGCCTTGGGCCGGTGCTGCGCGATGCCGAAGAGGACGGACGTGCAGGAGTTGCACGAGCCGGCCGGCATGATCAGGTGCTCAATGTCATCCGGGATGTTGGCGGCCTGGGGGGCGCCGACCGCATGGAAGCCCGCCACGTCACGGGCGGTGGCCGCCTCCGGCGTGGTGATGCCGTAGTGGAGGCGGAAATAGTCCTTGAGCTGGGGCTCCTGCGCCAGCTTGCCCACGGACCGCTGGAGGGTGGGGTTGAAGCCCACCGGCACGTAGCTGAAGGTGGCCCCAGCGCGGGCGGCGATGGCGACGTTCTCGTGCTTGATGGACGTTTCGGGCTTGCTGCCGCCCAGCACCATCAGCGCCGGAAGCTCATAGTGCGCCGCCACCAACGCAGCCATGCTGATCTGTGGGCTGAGCACGGATGCGCCAGTGATCAAGCCGGCCCGGCCACCGGATTGGCGGTAGTTCTGGACCAGGTAGATGAGCTGGCGGAGCTTAGAGCCGTTGATGCCGCCATAGCCCAGCGGGGCAAAGAAGTCCTCACGCTTGTATGCCCGGCCGTTCACGCGGGTGATGGGCGTGAGCGTGCCCAGGTACTGCTCCCATTGGACCTGAGAGCGGGAGAGGGACTGAACGGGGAAGACGGTACGCATGACTACCTCCAGCGGGGGAACAGCTGGTCACGCACCGCATCGTTGAAGTCGTTGCGGAACTCGGGGTAGTCGCGGTCCATCATGATGACTTGGCCGGTCAGCCGGTAGTGGTTTTGCTTGATTGGGACGCAGCCCGGGTCGTGCGGGTTGTCCTCCAGCCGCAGGTAGTCCGGGAGGTAGCGGCGCCGCGCCTCCCAGAACACGCTCAGATCCTCACCAGGCCAGCGGGCCTGCGTGGCACGGATCCGGTCATGGAACATGTCGTTGTAGACGTTGGGGTAGCGCCGGTTCACGCGGTGCCAGGACTTGTAGGTGCAGAGCGCCGACTCCATCGTGAAGTAGCTCACGTCATGGGCGTAGTCGGTGCCGGCGGCCAGCTCTCGCGCCTCCGCCAGGATCGCGGCACCCTCCTCCTCCAGCCAGTTCAACGTCTGCTTGGGGTAGGTCCCGTCAAAGTCTGGGTTGCTGGAGTGCCAATCCAGGTCATCTCGACCCAGCACCTTGCACAGCCCGTTGCGGTGTGACTTGGAGCCGGAGCGGTCATCCAGGAACAGCGTGTCGCAATCGAACGGGGCGCCGGTAATGCGCAGGTACTCGCTGAAGCTGAACGCTGACAGCCGGCCAAAAGACGGGATGGCGGTCGCCACCGCCCAGATGCCCCCGAAGCCGCGTTGCGCAGCCTCGCCCCACAGCTCCAGCTGAGTGCGGCCGCGCAGCAGCTTGCGGTAGCCCTCCACTGCCTGCGGCAGCATCTTCTTGTGATGCCGGCGGTCCGTATCAAACGCCAGCTGTGCGTAGTTGGCCCGATACCACTCCAGCATCGGTTCCGCCGCATCCACTGACGGGAACCTCCGGTGAAGGATCCAGCTGGTTAGCGGGTGCTGGGTATTGCCGTTGAGGAAGGCAAACCACAGGGCCTCTTCGGCGGTCCAACCCTGCTGCTCTGCCAGGAAGGGGAGCACGTAGTAGACGGCACCAGGATGCGCCCGGTACTTCAGGTGGAACTGGTAGAAGCGATGGAACACCGTCCGGCGGAGCTCCGGCACCCGGAAATCCATCCCAGGCCGCAGGTCCGTCAATCCCATAGAGGATCGCCAGGCTTGCGGTTCTTGGCGCGGTCCAGCTCCTGCTGCGCGGTGCCGCAATGGATCATCTTCTCGCGGTAGTAGAAGACCTGCGTGAGCCGGCGGAACCGCTTGGGGTTGCCCACCATGGCGGTGTTGCCGTGCCACTGGTGCACGTCAAACAGCAGCACGTCACAGGACGTGGGCGCCACGCCTACCCGGTACTTCGGCATGACCAGGTGGCCACCTTGGAACGTGCCGGAGGTGAGGCAGGCCATCACGCCAAAGCCATCGCGGAAGTCACCCGCATCCTTGTGCGTCGCGGTCCGCCAGGACTCATTCACCGTGATGGTGGTGAAGGCGGTGTCTTTGATCACGAAGTCCTGGCTGGTGCGGTCCGCAATGTCCCGCTGCCTGGCGTACTGCTCCGGCAGATGCTCAGCGAACACCCGGTCCACGTGCCGGATGTAGGGCTGAAGGTTGTGCCACTGCTCCGGGTTGTCCCGGGTGTAGTTGCACAGCCGGCAGAACGGCATCCGGGTGTACCGGTCGAAGTAGCCGATGATGGCGCTGCGCACCGGATTGGCCGACACGCGGGTGTTGCTCCGGGTGCCCTTCTGCGTGGGGCGGTAGACCGCCAGGTTGCCCTGCTCGTCATAGCCACCGGCAATGCCGCGGTTGCGGCTGCCTTGGTCGCCGTAGTCGATGGTCTCCGTCAGGATCTGATACGCCGCAGCACCCAGCTCTGCCGGGATGGCGTTGCGGACGTAGACCAGCAGCGGGGAGCCGTCAGGCTTGTTCACCCGGGTGGTCTCACCCTCCACCAGCAGGTCGTAGTGCTCTGGGGTGAGGAAGTGACCAGCCAGGTGGTCCACCTCCTCGTCAGGGAGCTCAACAGGAGCGGTCAGGATCCTCACAGGCCCTCCAGCACATCCTTCAGCGCCGCAAACACGCAGTCAGTCTGGTTGCTGGTGCCGTAGTGCTTGTTGAGCCGGTCAATCATGCGGCCCCATTCCGTGTGCTGGTCCAGGCTCATGAACAGCTGCACCACGCGGGTCGCGGCTGGCGGGAGGCTGAATGCCTCCTCATCCTCATCCTCATCCCCTTCATCCACCACTCCAGCAGGGAAGGAACTGGGTGCGGGACTGTCAGGGAGGGGCGAGGCGCCAGCCGCGGCCAGCGGGGTGCCCGGGGTGCCCGGGGTAGGGGCGTTGAAGGTGGGCGTCGGGACGTTGGTGGCTACGTCATCCAGCAGGCCGCCCAGCTCAGCGTCCGAGAAGCCGGTCAGCTCCAGGTCAAAGTCAAAGTCGCGCAGGTCCGCCAACTCACCGGACAGCAAGCTCATGTCCCAGCCGGCCAGCTCCGCCAGCTTGTTGTCCGCAATGACGTAGGCACGCTTCTGCGCTGCGGAGAGGTGGTCAAGAACCACCACCGGCACCTCCGTCAGGCCCAGCTCCTTGGCCGCGGCCAAACGGCCATGCCCGGCAATCACCCCAGCGTCACCGTCCACCAAGACGGGGTTGACGAAGCCGAACTCCACGATGGAAGCCGCCAGCTGCGACACCTGCGCCCGGCTGTGGGTGCGGGGGTTCTTGTCGTAGGCAACGAGCTTGCTCACCGGCCACAGCTCAATGCGCTTTGCCATGGCGGGAGTGAGGGTGGATCTCATCCGGAATAGTCCAGTGGAAACCGTGTGTTGGAAACTATAGGGGCGCCTTTGTGCCGGTTTCCATCTGATAGGCGGGGAATAGCGGGAACCTACCTGAAGGCCGAGACGCTGGCTGAAGCGGGGGCCTGCGAAACACCCACGGCCTCTAGGCCCCACAGGGACCCGCAGGCGGCCCTAGGGGGACTAGGGGGGGGGAGGGGGAGCCCCTAGAGGCTCTAGGGCTACCCCTGGGGCGCCAGGGCGGCGCAGCGCAGGGCCTGGGGGCAGCGGTCCAGGGGTTGACCTAGCGGCCGGGCTCCAGGGGGCGTCCTGGGGCTGGGAGCGGCCTCAGCGGAAGCCTGCGCGTTGGAGCTCAGCGGTGAAGGCGGAGCGGAGTGCGCCTGGCCAGGCGGTGCTGAAGGCACGGTCCAGCAGCTGCTCTAGGGGCAGGCGGCGCTGGCGGGTGACGGGTGTGGGGTCGATGGTGAAGACACGCCTGGTGTTGGACTCCAGGGTGGAGGTGCGGCCGATGAAGCCGGTGGTGCGCTGGAAGACGGCCATGGTGGTGGAGCCACGCTTCACAGGGGCGACGAAGTAGCCGGCCTGCTTGGTGCGGGCACCGCCAATGATCTTGGCGTAGTTGGACAGGGTGACGTTGCCGTACTGGTTGATGGGCGCGACGCCCTTGGTCGGGACCAGGACAGCGGAGGAGGGGACGCCAGCCAGTGCCGCAGCGGAGCGGTCCACGGGCTTCACGACGGGCCTGGTGCCTTGGATGAGCGGCTGGAGGTAGCGACCAGCAGCGTTGCTGGCATCAGAGCGCAGGCCCACCTCAGCGGTGAGGTCACCAGCCCGAGCGAACTTGGCGTAGGCGGAGTTGATGGTCCAGCGGGTTGGGCGGTCGATGTAGCTGGGCAGGTCCTGCTTGAGCTGCTCCCGGCTGGCGATGACGGCTTGGGTCATGGCCTTGGCGACGGCGTAGCGCAGCTGGGTGTCCGTGAGCAGGCGGAGGCTGTCGCCCAGCTTGTCGATGTCGGAGGTGACGGAGCGGCTGGCCATGTGTGGACTCTGCGCCAGCAGGGGGGAAGAGTGAAGCCCCACCGTGTGCTGCGGCGGGGGGGACCCAAAAGACCACGCCAAGCCTACCGGATGTTGCGGGGGTCGTAGACGGCGATGGTGCCGCGGTTGGGGAGCTCCACGAGGAAGGCAGTGGGTGTGCGGCGGATGAAGGTGCCGCTGGCCCAGCCAGCTCCCATGAAGACCTTGACGGCTTGACCGCGCCTGAAGTCCTGCATGGGGTGATCCTGGCACGTCCTATCACGTCCCAAGGCTTGGGACGCCCCACACCCCAGGCCAGCACTGGCTTCCCTCTATCCGTCCTATCGTCCTATCTCTTCTGAAGAATCTATTGATAAATAGGGAAGGGGGTCAGGGGTAAGAAATCCCCCCTATTAGCGGGGCACCTCAGGGAGGACGAGGTTAGGACGGATCCTCCAAACCCTTTCCAGCGCAATGGATTCCGCCGTCCTGACCCTTGGGACGGACAGAGCGCGAAATTCGGGGGCGATCTGCGAAATAGATAGGACGTTGGGACGTTGGGACGGGGAAGGGGCCAAAAACGACCAGCCCTGGGACGGACCGGAGCACTACGGCCTGATCTCCAAAACAGATAGGACGTTGGGACGTTGGGACGGCACAGGGCACAAAAGAGCCCCGGTGGTGTGCCGGGGCCGAGGAGCTGGATCAGTCCAGACGTGGGGCGTAGATCCATCGCCTTCGGCCGGTGGTCTCCCGGCGGCGTTCAAAGCCCAGGTCCTTGAGCAGCTGACCCACGGCGATCTGGTCCGCACGGGTCTGCCGCTCCACCGGCTTCATGATGGCGTTGGTGAGCAGCTCCTCGATGGTGAGCGGCTCAATGGATGCCCGCTTCTCCAGGTAGGTCTGAACGACGGTCTGCCAGGGGTTGTTGACCATGTAGTTGGCGTTCTCCCGCTCCACTTGAACCTGCTGCTTGGCGGTGAGGTGGTTGCGTTCACCGGAACGGTAAGCATGGACGGCGGCAGACCAGATCGCGTCGCGCTCCAGCAGCAGGCCCTCCACGTCAATCATGTCCAGCTGGGTGGCGGTGACGGGGATCACCCAGAAGCGGCGGTTGCCGGTGTCATCCACCAGGAAGCCGGTGTCACGGTTGGTGGAGCCAACAATGATGGTGCGGCGGGGGAATGAATCAGTGGAGCGTGCGTAGGGCATCCGGAACGTGTCCACGGCCTGGGACAGGAATGCCTTGACCTGCCCGGCGTGCTTGCGGGAGGTCACGTAGTCCAGCTCCGCCCATTCCATGATCCAGGAGCGGTGAAGGATGAGCAGGTCATCCTTGGAGCTGATGTCCCGGAGCGCATCACTGAAATAGGGTCCGCCCAGGTTGCGCCAGAACGTGGACTTGCCGCAGCCCTGATCACCCAGCAGCACGCAGGCGGAGTCGTGCTTGGCACCGGGGTCGTAGATGCGGCGCACCGCTGCGATCAGCGTGCGCTTGATCATCTCGTCGTAGATGGTGCCGGGGGTGTCCTCACGACGGAGGTAGGCAGTGGCCAGGTGATCAATGGAGGTGGGTGGGACGGTCTCTGCGACGCCATCCAGGTAGACGCGCACCGGGTCGTAGATGTTCTCCCGGGCCACGGCAATGAGCGCATCAACGGCCAGGTCCTTGGAGACCTTGAAGCCCATCTGCGCGAACTTCAGGTAGTAGAGCTCAATCTGCTGGATGGGCTTCTGGTCCAGCTCAATCTCCTGGGTGAAGACATTCCACCGGAGCCGGCCGGCCATGTGAGTGCGGAGCACTCGCAGCAGGTCGTCAGCCTCCAGGCGTGAGAGGCGACCGGGCGTGGCGCCGGCCGGTGCTGCGGCGGGGTCCGGCTGATCTCCCTGCCGTGGGGCAGGTGGGATGAGCTGCCGGCGGGTGTGGAAGCGGAGCCGGTCCAGCAGCTTGGCTTCTGGCGTGGAGGGGGAAGGGCTGTGCTCCGGGGCGCCTTCAAAGCGGTGCCATGCTTTGCGTTCGCTGAAGTCAGGCGCCAGGCGGCGTGCGGCAGCGATGTGCTGGGCGAAGGCATCCTTGGCGGTGAGGTCTGGGGTGGCGCCATTGGAGCGGAGCCATTCCTCAGTGCCGATCAGATCCAGGGCCAGCTTCAGCTGGTCGTCATTCCAAAAGCCTGGTGTGCCACCGGATTCAATCAGCTTGCGGCTTTCGCGGCTGATGAACTCCAGGAGGGGGACCGGGCCACCACTGGCCACCACGATGGATGGCGTGAGGAGGGGTGGTTGCTCCGGAGCACGGAGCATCTGCTGAAGCAAGACGGATGGCGCCTCAGCCAGCGGCAGATCAGCGGGTGAGCGGCTGCCAACCCAGCGGTATGAGTTGCCGGAAGGGTGAGCGCCGATGACGACGGACTGACAGCCAACCCACCGGAGCTCCAGCTGCTCACCATCGACGGGGGACTTGATGCGCTTGGTTTTGATCTGTGACCAGAACGCCTCCGGCACGCGGTAGATGATCTGGAGCCGGGCATCACGACCGGAGGTGACAGCCCAGGACTTGGGGAGATCACGGAGCGGTGCGCCGATCTGCTCCAGGACGGTGGAAGCACCCAGGCCGTCATGGTCAACGAACAGCAGGCCACCGGACGCTGGACCAGCGATGACGCCCACGGCCTTGGCACGTCCGGCGGTGATCTCCTCCTCTACCTGTGCCTTGGTGAGGGGATGCTTCTGCCATTCCGGCTGGTAGGGGCGCTTGTCACTACCGACAGCAACGAGCCCCCAGGAATCAGGGAGTGCAGCAAGCTGCTCCAGGAGGTCAGCCACAGGCTGCCTCCACGGTGAATTGGGTCACTTGGGTCATTGGGGTCCGGCGAGATTCTGGCTGACGGAGGCAAAATCGGAAACCAGTGCGGCGGCATCCGCCTCAGATCGGACCACGCCGGCAATGCCTCCATCTGCCCGGACTGCTTGGAGCCAATGGCGTTGCGGTGCGGAGAGGCGACCGGTGGATGTTTTGATTTCCATGGAGACAAACAGCGCGACGCGCTGGCCAACCATGTCCGGGGTGACGACAACAGTGCGCCAACCCACCAGGTCAGCGGAGCCCTTGGCCAGGCCGAACGTGACCAGCCGTCCAGTGCGGGGATCAGGGAGGGAGCCGGTGTTGTTGCGGAACAGGCGCAGCCCCGGCACCTGACCCAAGGCCAGGCGGATCCGCTGCTGGATGACGGTCTCTTGGTTGCTCATGCGCGGTGACGTGCGGCGTAGAGCCGGCGTGCCCAGTTGGGGTGGTAGCCACGTTGACGGGCCACGGCGAGCAGCTCATCCAGCGTGCGTGCGGAGCCTACTTGGCGCCGCTGCTCACGGCGGAGTTGCTCGCGCTGGAGCTCCTGGAGCTCACCTTCACGCTGCTGGATCTCACGCACTGAGAGCTGGGATGGTGTGCCGCACACCGGGCAGACGGGTTGCGGCGGGAAGGCAGCAAAGCACACGCCACATTGCCGGACGATGGGCGCCTTCTCAGTGTCCAGGCGGCCGGTGCCTTCATCCCGTCCATCCAGGCTCCAGTCACGGTCATCATCCGGGAAGCCGTGAGTGATGACGTTGCCGACGTGATCCAGGATCAGCGCCTCGGCCTTGCCGGGTGCTGGGCGGAGGCAGCGGCCCACCTGCTGGAGGTAGAGGCCCTCGGACATGGTGGGGCGGAGGAGGATGGCGGCGGTGACGGATGGAACGTCGGTGCCTTCCGAGACCACATCCACAGACACCAGGACCCGAAGGGCGCCGGTGCCCAGGTCCCGGATCATCGCCTCACGCTCCTCCACCGGGGTGGTGCCCAGGATCACGGCGGAGCGGATACCAGAGGAGCGGAATTGTTCGGAAACGTGCTGAGCGTGTTGCGCAGTGCAGCAGAAGGCGATGGCTGGTGCGCCGCGGCATAGACGTTGGTAATGGCTAATCGCATCACCGGTCACTGTTGGCCGGTCCATGCGACGACTTGCCTCAGCGGCTTGATAATCCCCTGCTTGTTTCTGTAGCTTCGTCAAATCGGCTTTAACCGGTGGTGCATAAACTCGTGCCGGTGAGAGAAACCCCTGAGCAGTGAGGTCGCGGACGGTCGGCCCTTGAACCAGCCGATCAAACATGGCGCTCAAGCCGCGGCCGTCTTGACGGACGGGTGTGGCGGTGACGCCCAAGCGAAGAGCTGCAGGCCAATGCTCCAGCACCTTTGACCAGGTGCTGCCAGCAACAGCGTGATGAGCTTCATCGATAACGATGAGATCGGGCGCCCATTCCATGCGTCCGAGGCGGCGGGCCAGTGTTTGGACCGACGCGACTTGAACAGATTGCGGGGTGCCCGGGAAACCGGCGGCAATCACCCCATGCGGTACCCCGAGCTGGCCCAGCTTGCTGCTGGCCTGCCGGATCAATTCACGACGATGGACCAGGACCAGGACGTGGTGGCCGCGGGCTGATGCCCCGTGCGCCACGTGGCTGAACACGACTGTCTTGCCGCCTCCGGTCGGCAGGACCAGGAGGGGTGCGCGTGAGCCTTGGCGGTACGCATCACGCAGATCCCCGACTGCGCGGGCCTGGTACGGACGGAGCGTGGGAATCGACAAACCAGTTGCCTCCGGGCGGCGGAAGTATTAGCAGGGACTGGACAGCAAGCGTGAAGGTCAAACCCGGTAAAAACCGGGAACTTCAGCGAAGAGATGGGGGAGACGGTGAAACGGCGTGACGAGGGGTTAAAGTTCCGGAGCCCAAAGACTACGGCGCCTCTATGCTACTTGCTACGGGTGCAGGTCCCATGCTGAGGGATGCTGCGCTCACCAACGAGGAGTACCACGGCCTGACCACCGTGATCTCCAAGTCACACCTGGATGAGATCAACCGGAGCCCGGCCCACTACTGGGCACGGTACGTGGATCCAGGCCGGGAGCCGGAACCACCCACGGACGCCATGCTGCTTGGCACGGCGCTTCATACGGCGGTGCTGGAACCGGAGCTGTGGGACGCGCAGATCATCCTGCCGCCCACGGACGCACCCAAGCGACCCAGCATCACCCAGCGCAACGCTGCCAAGCCGTCAGCCGCCACATTGGAGGCCATCGAGTTCTGGGATGCGTTTGACGCCGCAGCAGCCGGCAAGATCCTCCTGACCAGGGAGGATGCGGAGCGGGTCCAGGCCATGGCCACCGCAGTGCGGCAGCACCCTGCTGCGTCAATCCTGCTGGGCCAAGGCGGAGTGCGTGAGCAGTCATACCTGTGGACGGACTCCGCCACTGGGTTGGACTGCAAGATCAGGCCGGACTGGCACAGCGCCGACCGGCGGATCATTGCGGACGTGAAGACCACCGAGGACGCATCACCAGCGGGGTTTGCCCGCTCGGTGGCCAAGTTCCGGTATCACGTCCAGGCAGCGTTTTACGGCGATGCGCTGGGGGCTGAGCAGTTCCTGTTCATTGCTGTTGAGAAGCGCAAGCCGTTCCTGGTGGCGGTCTACGCCGCATCCTCCGCAATGGTGGAACAGGGACGCGCTGAAGCCGCGGCCAACATGCGGCTGATTGCTGATTGCCGCGCCGCTGATCAGTGGCCTGGCTACAGCGACACCATTGAGCTGATCGACCTCCCGCGATGGGCTCAACAACACACCGATTCACACGTTCTGGAGATTGATTTCTGATGGGAGCATTCAAGAAGGCCACCAAGAGCCAGGCCAAGCTCCGTGCGGCCATTTTCGGCCCGTCTGGTGCGGGGAAGACGTACACCAGCCTGCGCATAGCAACGGGCATGGGTGGGTCCATCGCTGTCATTGACAGTGAGAGGGGCAGCGCCAGCAAGTACGCCGACCGGTTCAGCTTTGATGTTGCGGAGCTGCACGACAAAAGCATCAGCAGCTACGTCAACACGCTCAAGGAGGCCGCTGGTCACTATGACGTGGTGATCATTGACAGCCTCAGCCATGCGTGGAGTGAGCTGCTGACGGAGATCGACCGGCTGGCCAATGCCAAGTACCGGGGCAACACCTGGTCAGCGTGGAGTGAGGGGACGCCCAAGCAGCGGCTGCTGGTGGACGCCATCTTGGACTTCCCGGGCCACGTCATTGCCACCATGCGTGCCAAGACGGAGTGGCAGACCGAAACCGGCAACGGCGGCAAGAGTCGCCCGGTGCGGGTGGGGATGAGCCCGGAGCAAGGCAAGGGCATTGAGTACGAGTTCGACGTGCTGTTTGAGCTGAGCACTGATCACATCGTCAACGTGATCAAGGACCGCTCCGGCAAGTTCCAAGATCGGCTGATCCAGTTCCCGGGTGAGGAGTTCGGCAAGGAGCTGGCCACCTGGCTCAGCGACGGCGACCAACCCAAGCCTGAGAGCGAACTGGTCAAGAAGGCACGCCAAGCCATCACCGGAGCCACCAAGCCTGAGCAGCTTGAAAAGGTGAAGGGGCTGCTGGCGGAGCGGCTGAAGACCAAACACATCACCCCTGACGACCACGGTGTGCTGTCGGGGATGATCCAGGCCCGCCTGGATGGAATGACCGCAGCTCAGCCGGCTGCGGTGGCAGAGCTCAATGCGCAGATAAAGGAGGGGGCTAATGAGCAGCCCGCAGCAGTCGCCGCTGAAGCCATGTTCTAACTACCTCACCGCCAAGGAGTTGGCGGAGCGGTGGCGGCATATCGTCAGCCTCAGCACGCTTGACAACTGGCGCTCCCAAGGGCGTGGCCCTCGCTACTTCAAGGCCGGCGGCCGGGTGCTCTACCCATTGGCCGAGGTCATCAACTACGAGCAGCGCAACATGCGCGGCTTCCCAAACACACCTACCTCACGAAACTGATGTTCAACGCAACCCTGACCGGCAACCTTGGCCGTGACCCTGAGCTCCGCTCGTTTGAGAGCGGGCAGATGACTTGCTCACTGAGCGTGGCGGTACGCCAGCCCAAGCGCAAGGCACAGGACGGCTCCTACACCGACGCACCGGCCTTCTGGGTGAAGGTGGAGGTATGGGGCAAGCAGGCGGAGTATTGCGCCGACTTTCTCAAGAAGGGTGCGCCCGTGTGCTGCACGGGTGTCATCGCTCAAGAGGAGTGGACCGACAAGAACACTGGCGAACAACGCCGGGGAGTGGTGATGAAGAATGCCTCGGTGGAGGGATGGTCCAGCAAGGGTGATCAGCCTGCGCAGGCCGCCCAAACCGTCCAGCGTGGCGCTCAATCACTGGCGGATGCGTTCGGCGGGGAGGACATCCCGTTCTGAGCATCCATCAGCAGGAGCTCCAGGCGCATGATCTCGTTCGTGGCCCGCTGAAGAGCATCCTGCTGTGAGTAGCAGAGCCTGAGGAGAGCAGCCAACCTTGGACCACCATCGGCGGCTGCCTCCCGGCATTCCTTTTCGATCCGCAGTTCTTCCTCGAGGGGAATGCTGGGGATCAACCACTGCCCGAAATCCATGAATTGCCCCCACTGCCAATCAAAGGAACTTGCTCAAGTTTGGACCCGACAGACTGACGCGACCACTACACGCAGGCGCCGCGTGTGCCTGACGTGCGGGGGGAAGTTCTACACGGTGGAACAGGTGGAGGGTGCGGCGGCCGCACCGGAGCCGTCAGCACCGCGTGGACCGGCTGGGAGCCGCAACGTAGCGGCCCGGCTGACAGAGGCGCAGGTGCGGGAGCTGCGTGAGCAGGCCGGACGGGGGACAGGACGCGAGGAGCTGGCCCAGCGGTACGGGATCAGCAAGGACACGGTGAGCCGGATTGTCCGGCGGAAACTATGGGCGCACGTATGACCTGGTGGCTGGTGACTTGGGGTATGGGGTCGGTGGGATTCCTGCTGGGGTGCTGGTGGGCGAGAGTGCCACGGGAGGACGATCCGCAAACCGGACCCTGAGAGAGGCGCCGGACCGGGGCGCCGGGGTTAAAGTCTGGGGGTCAGCAACGGACCCATGACCACCACCCGCCACGCCATGACGACCAGTGAGCTCACCCTCTGGGATCAGGCCACGGACTTCATCTGGGACGCCATCACCCAACTGGATGCCGCCGGCTGGACCCGTGAAGCCGCAGACCTGGAGCGCGACACCATGCAGATCGTCACCCTGGCGGACGCAATCATGACCCGCGAAGACGCCCGCTATCAGCTTGAGTGCCTCGCTGCCAACTCCTGACCCATGACCGCCACCATCCTCTTCATCATCTGGAAGCTGCTGCTGCCGCTCCTGTTCGTCATCGCTGTTGTGGACGTGCTCACGCAGTCCCCACAGCAACGCATCCGCCGGCTGCGCTCCGCTGGCCACTCCTACCGCGCCATCTCCGCCCGCCTGGGCATCTCCGTCTACCAAGTACGCAAGGCCATCGCATGAATCTCGTCATCCTCACCAACGACCGTGTGGCACCTGTGGTGCCCACCTCCGAGCACAAGTCCACCTACGCCCCACGCGGTGTCCGGACGCCCATGTGGCAGTTCCAGCCTGGTGATCGCGTCTACGTCCGGGACTGGATTGGCTCCGGCCTGATCATGGAGCGGGTGTCAGGCTTGGCCTGGCCCCACTACCTGATCATGAACGGCGAGGGGCACCTCTACCGTGTCTCGCAGATCATGCTGGCCTCCCGTCCGCTGTGGGATGGCCCCGCATGAGCACGCTCCTCGTCAACCTCCCGCCCATCAAAGTCTGGGTGCGCAAGGAGTACCTCTACGACCTCCGCCGCGGCCACGGGGAATACACCCCTGGCTACTGGGTGGCGGCCAAGTCCCTCCCAGGCCGTGCGCTCTACTTTGAGACCTACCTCACCCAGTACGGGGCGCTCTACGACAAGCTGCCCATCAGTGCCTTCCTGGCCTGGGACAGTGACCACCCGGACGGCCCGGTGCCACCCAGTCCGGACCTGCCGCTGTCTGACCTCCAGTTCTGGAACAGCTTCGACACCGGCATCACCGCCATCCACAAATCACTCATCGCCAACATGGCGTTTGAGGTCCGGACCCGCTCCCATGGCGTGATGCCTGGCAGCTACCTGTTCACGCTCGACAACTACCACCCCCACGTCAACGAGATCGACGTGGAGTTCGCTGAGGTCCCGGATGAGCACAAGTCCCACAACGTGGTGGTGCTGGCCAACGGGCAGATCGGTGCCTACCCCAACAACCGCTGCCGGATGGTGGATAGCTCACTCACGCCTGAGGAGCTCCTGACGCCTGACTTCAAGGTCAGCACCCGCTACTTCAACGTGGAGCACGCTCCCAAGTGGGGACGGCTGGGGGGTGAGGACGAATACTTCTGGACCACGCCGACGGAGCGGCAGGAGGTGGCGCAATGAAGCCGCAACAGTTCCTCCGCTGGTATGAGGTGCTGCTGGTCCAGCTGTTGGTGCGCTCACCACGCGTGGAAGGCATCTTGGTGCGCTCTGCTGAGATGCCGGTGGCGTGGGTGCTGCGCAAGACCGTCAGCCAGGAATGCCGGGAGTCCTTAGAACGGTCCTACCGCGCCTCAAGCCCATGACGCTGACGGATGACCAGCTCTTTGAGCTGTGGGATGTCGCCATGTTCCGCGCCACCACCAAAGGCACGGACCCAGTGCTGGAGTACGCCCGTCTGATCCTTGAACAATGTCCGAACGCAAGACCGACTTCGCCGTCGTCCTGAGCTGGTTCAACGTTGAACAGCCCAACTTGGGAGATGGCATCAGCAGGCCCAGACCTGATCAACGCACCAAGCCATTTCGGCTGAAGGTGCGCCGTCCGCACGAACAGCCGATGACCGTCACGTTGCAGGCACCCAACAAGAAGGAGGCGCTGCGCTACGCACAGAACCGCTGGCCATCCGCAACGGTGGAGGCGGTATGACCTTGGGACCGCTGTTCGACCACGGCGAGAGGCTCAAGGATGACGCCATCGCCACCGTCTTGGAGAATGCTGGCCAGCAGTGGCAGGCCGCCGCTACGCAGCTGATCCAGGACTGCCTCGCGGGGCAAGAGGTGCTGGCGGAGGAGTGGCGACTGCTGTGCGCTGAGCACGGGCTCACGCCGCATCACCCCAACGCATGGGGCGGACTGACCAACAGCCTGATCCGCTCCGGAGTGATCATTGACACCGGCCGGCTGGCCAAGTCCCGGGATCCCCGGAGTCATGCCCGCCGACAACCGGTGTGGAGGGTGAGGGGATGAGCCTTGCCGCTGCTGTCTACCTGTCAATCACCGCCTGGATCACCGTGACCCTGCTGGTGCTGATCTACCGCAAGCTCAACACATGAAGACTGAACCCTGGAGTGACCTAGAGGCCCTGGCCTTCAAGTCCGGCCGCATGACCGTGCCCACGCATAACGACTACACCAAGTGCATCCTGGAGCTGCGCGCCAGGGTCGAGACACTGGAAGCTGCGGCTCACGAGCACATCGTCGAAACCAGCGCCAACATCTTGGCTTTGGCGAGCCGGGTCGAGGCGCTGGAGGCCAACTCCAAGCCAACTCCAAATCCACGCCAAATCAGGAGTTCGCTGGTGGAGCGGGTGGCCCTTGCCATCAGCGGAATCGAAGACAGTTCCTGCTGGGATGAGGAGGCTGTCAACTGGGCACCTGAAGCCCGCGCCGCGATCCGCGAGGTGGCGGCGTGGTTGCGGGAGCAACATGACGGCGACCTGGTCGCAGCGACCGTGCTTGATCGGGAGGCCGGGCTATGACTGGCTTCCACCCCGCACCATTCCATGACTTCTCCACCGAGCTGCGCGACCCGTGGCCGGTAGTTGAACGCCTACGCATGGCACTGCGCGAAGCCGAACGCTATTGCCTCGGCGCTGAGAACACCACCGGCCACTGCATCACATCCCTTCTTGAAATCCTGCCTGACGAAGATGACTGACTACAAGTTCGTACCCGATTCCAGGCTTCAAGAATTTCACGCAACCTCTGCTCAACTCATTCGCGCTGTTATCTACAACGCCATCAAAGACACCGCCGATTGTCATTGGCGTGTTGCTGAAGGACCAGAAGAAGGCAGTCAAATGGTGCGTGTTGGCGATCTACTGGCATGGGCTGAACAAACCGCGTCTAACCTAGAGAAAACTGATGACAACTGAACTTGTGTTCACCCCACCAAAAAGTGATCTTATTCGACAATGGATGGAAAAAGCAGGTGTGTACCAACAGGAGGAATGGTATTACGAAGCAAATCTTGCCATTCAAGCCGCTGAATGGGGCTACCAGCAAGGAGCTGATGCCGAGCTAAACGAGTGCTGTAAGTGGTTGCCTAACCTGCCGCCATGGAGCGCAGATGATCTGCGTAAACATCGCCGCCCAAAACCGCCGAGCTTGAAGGAGCAAGCGCTAACTGCGCTGACGCGGTACACGACTGGTGAAACAATCCTCACCAACGAATCTGTTGACACCATCCGCCGCGCACTGGAGGCCCTGCCC